AAATATGATTATCAACTATGGATTGATAGTGATATTGTATTCAATACTGAGAAGTTCTGGCAATTGATTCTAATGGATCAGGATATTGCTGCTGGTTGGTACTGTACTGAAGATGGTAAGACTACTTCTGTTGCACATTGGATGGAAGAGGATGATTTCCGTTCTAATGGTGGTGTGATGAATCACGAAACAATCGAAAGCATCTCGAAAAGAAAGAAACCATTTACAGTTGATTATACTGGTTTTGGTTGGACACTTATTAAAAATGGTGTATTTGAGCACGAAGAAATGAAGTATCCTTGGTTTGCTCCAAAGATGCAAGTGTTTGAATCAGGAGAGGTTCAAGATATGTGTGGGGAAGATGTTTCATTCTGCTTAGATGCAAAAGAAGCAGGTTTTGAAATATGGTGTGATCCTCGTATTCGTGTAGGACATGAAAAAATGCGAGTTATATAGTATCTTTGAGGGTGATAAACTTCTTTATGAAGATCTCACCCAAGATGAATACTTTAATGCTATGGAGGATCTTGCATATGAATGGTATGATAATGGTTCTCACAACCCACAAAACTTAAGAACTGAAATTAGAGCAATTTAATTATGGCAATCAAAAAGGGACTCGGTGGTAATGTTTTCGTAGAAGCAATACCCAAAAAGACTCGTCAAGGACAAGGTAAGCATACAAAATATGCTGCTACTTCTCGCAATAAAGCAAAAAAGAGATCTAGAGGACAAGGAAAATGAATGATGATGGACCTAAGGTATTAGGTATTACTCATCATGATAATTTTATCACCGAAATAACGTTTGATCCAGAACAATTAGGACTGGATCAACTTATTGACTATTTTGAGTTTCTTAATAATTCCAAATTACAGACTCCTAGAAATAGTATAAGAACAAAAGATACTCAAATTTTCATTAATGAAATATGTGGTATGCCTCATCCTTCAATAGATGAATATACTGCACAAAATAGTTCTGCTGTATATCAAAAATGGAACTATCTTTCAAATATTGCATTCAATATTTACTTTGATAAGTATGAAGTCCTTAAAATACGTAATTTAGAGCATAAATTCTGCAAATTACAGCGTACAAGACCCTCTGAAGGGTTTCATGATTGGCATTCTGATCAACTAGGTGGTCAACCTTTTAGGCAAATAGTCAGTCTTTTGTACTTAAATGATGATTTTGAGGGTGGAGAGACTGAATTTTTACATCAATCGGTGAGAATTAAACCCCAAGTAGGAAAATATGTGTTATTTCCTGCTTTTTGGACGCATTTGCATCGAGGAAATCCACCAATAGGTGGTGATAAGTATATAATGACTGGCTGGTTAGAAGAATACCCTATAGGAGGTTCCGCATAAAATGAGTACATTACTAACAAACCTTCCTTCGACTAAGGTTTACGTAAGAAAAGAATACTTACGTGATTTTGAAGATGGATTTGGTGAGTTTGTAGAGGGCGTTTGGGTGTGTGCTAAGAGCATACCTGGACGTGCTTTTTATTTTGAGACGTATTTACCAGAATATGCCGCATTATATGACAAATTACCTATATCAGCGTTTGTTTCATCACCAGAAACTCCTGATCCAGACCTAGATTTACCTAATTTACAGTTTTGGAACTGTATGGACTATGGTGTAAGTAATATTTGTAAGCAATTTGTTGGTTCAATGGAGTGGGAAGTACGTACAAGACACTTTGGATCGATAAAAGGAGAGTATTTGTGTACTTTAGACAACTATCACTCTGATCCTGACGTGGTTGACTACTCAACAAGTGAGGTTCCACAGGAACATAAGTCATTTAACTTGATTGAACTTGAAAATGGGCAGTTTGCGTTGTATCCAAATAACCGTTGTAGGGTATATGATATCTCACTTACACCAAATGAAGCGAAAATACCCGATTTTAAGGTATCTACTGAGTATTTTCAAGTAGAAAACGGTATAAAGTGGGGTAGATTGGGTGATTGTGATGATTATTTTTGGACGACACCCGAAGAAAGAAAGAAATCTTAAGAATAGGTATAAATAAAGGGAGATAATACTAAATATACCATTTAGATGGCACAGGTACGTACCTCTCAGACATTTAAAGATATAAGTCTTTCATTTTCGCCACATCCAGTGACGAAAGATTTGCCTGTCTTAAAGAATGAACGTGCAATAGTTAGATCTGTGCGTAATTTAGTTGAAACAATCCCTACAGAAAGGTTCTTTAATTCAGATCTTGGAACCGATATTAGAGCAAGTCTCTTTGAAAATTTCTATCCAACCATCAGAATGGTAATAGAAGATCAGATTGTAGAAACTATTGGTCAATATGAACCAAGAGTTAATGAATTAGAAGTTGAAGTAGAACCATACTTTGATAGAAATGCTTTTAATATCACTATATTTTTTGATATTGTAGGATTAGATGTTCCAACACAATCATTTTCATTCCTTTTAGAACCAACGAGATAATATGCCTTTTACTCAATTTACAAGTTTAGATTTTGAACAAATAAAAGCACAGATAAAGGATTATCTTCGTGCTAATAGCAATTTTAGTGATTTTGACTTTGAAGGTTCTAATTTTTCAGTACTGATTGATACATTAGCATATAATACTTACATTAATTCATTTAATGCGAATCTAATTGCAAACGAATCATTTTTAGATTCTGCACAAATAAGAGAAAATGTTGTTTCTCTTGCAAGAAATATTGGATATGTACCCCGTTCAAGATCTGCTGCAACGGCATCAATTTACTTTGATGTGCAAACTAATTCAACTGAACCAATACTGTACTTAAAACCAGGTTTAGTGTGTGTAGGATCTGCAAATAACACTACATATAGGTTTTCAATCACTCAACCATTACATGCTTCTATTAATAATGGTGTTGCATCGTTTGGAAGTGCTGATTCTCCAGTTGAAGTTCATCAAGGATCCTCGTTAAGTATTCAATTCTTAGCTGATAGTACAATAGATGATCAAAGATTCTTACTACAGAATCCAAATATTGATATGTCATCTATAAAAGTATTTGTTTCTGGTCCTGCAGATACAGGTCTTGGTAGAGAATATAAAATGATTGATAATATTCTTAATCTTGATAAGAATTCTGAGGTATTCTTTGTACAGGAAGTTCAAGATGAGAAATATGAATTATTATTTGGTGATGGATACTTTGGTAAAAAATTAGAAAATAATACTATCATAACAGTAAGATATATTATTACTGATGGTGCTGGAAGTAATGGTGCTTCGCAATTTGCTTTCCAAGGTTCATTTGCTGATAAGGATCCAAATTCAGAAACAAACATAAGCACTGTTATACCAACTGCTGGAATTACTATAAACACCGTTAATCCTGCGACAAACGGTTCTGAGGCAGAGAATGTTAGTTCTATTAAGTATTTTGCACCTAGACTATATTCTGCTCAATATAGGGCGGTTACACCAAGAGATTATGAGGCAATTATACAGTCAATTTACCCTAGAACAGAGTCTGTTGCTGTTATTGGTGGTGAGGAATTAGATCCACCACAATTTGGTAAGGTTCAGATTAGTATTAAACCAAAGAATGGTACTTATGTTTCTGATTTTGATAAACATCAAATTAAAAATAAATTAAAAAGTTATGCTATTGCTGGTATTAACTCTGAAATTATAGATCTTAAGATTTTATATGTTGAAATTGATTCATCCATTTATTACGATAGTTCTAGAGTTTCAAATGATGTTGATTTACGTTCAAAAATCTTAGGTGGTCTTACAAAGTACTCACAAACTGTAGATATTAATAAGTTTGGTGGAAGATTCAAGTATAGTAAGGTTTTGCAATTAATTGATAGAATTGATAGTGCTATTACGTCAAACATCACCAAATTGAAAATTAGAAGAGATTTAAAAGTTCTTATAAATCAATTTACACAATATGAATTGTGTTTTGGTAATAAGTTCCATATAAATCCTGAAGGATTTAATATTAAGAGTACTGGATTTACCTTAAGTGGATCAAGTGATACCGTATACATCACAGATGTTCCAAATAAAAAGGCAGATGGCACTTTAGATGGAAGTGGAAAGGGTGTTTTAAGTGTTATTTCAAGAAACCAGAAAGAAGAATTAAAAGTTGTTGCTAAATCAGCAGGAACTGTTGATTATAATAAGGGTGAGGTTATTTTAAATACTTTAAATATTACCTCAACGGTAGCAGCAAATAATTTAGTTGAAATTCAAGCATTCCCAGACTCTAATGATGTAGTTGGATTGAAGGATTTATACCTCAGTTTTGACGTTTCTAATAGTAAGATAAATATGGTTAAGGATGTAATTGCTTCTGGTGAGGATGTATCAGGAGTTGTATTTACAAGAGATTATTACACATCAAGTTACTCAAACGGAGACCTAGAGAGAAAATAAATGAGCATAGGTATTGATAAAAGAGTCCAGATCAACAAAATAGTTGAGAGTCAGTTACCTGAGTTTGTAAGGTCGGATTTTCCAACTACAATTGAATTTTTTAAACAATATTACATCTCTCAGGAATTTCAGGGTGGTTCAACTGATCTAATTACCAATTTAGATCAATATTTAAAGGTTGATAACCTAGTTCCTGAAGTTGTTCATGGAACTACAACTCTTATTGCACCTATTACCAATTCAGATGCAATAATTAGTGTTGCATCAACTAAAGGTTTTCCTGATACCTATGGTCTTTTAAAGATTGGTAATGAAATAATCACCTATACTAGTAAAGGT